TCTTTAGTTGGATCTAAATTAGCATGACCAGCAGAGTATAGTCCCCACTTATAATAGTACAATCCTTCTTTACTGTTTAAGAAGTTTAGTTTCTCTACATCACCATTAAAGCCTTGAGGGATACGTGCTAAATCAAAGTAAGGTTCACCCTCACGTTGCTTACCCAAGCCAGCAATATAAAAACTACTGACTGCAGGTAAGAACAATGCCCATTCAGGATTGTGTTGATTAGATAAGTTTGCTTGTTCTGTGACAGTCATACTTGTACTTCTGGGATATTTTTCTTAATAAGAATTTGGACCATTTTAATTTGATCCTTTTTTTCATTTATTTGATTCAACAAATCTTTGATAGCAACATTGTCGTTTGCCAATTGTTCAAGTTCAACTTCTTCATTACGCTTTTTTCGTGCCCATTGCAATATATCCTGCGTTTCTGTATCTAAAGTTACAGTAGCATAACTACTATTAAGCGGTTGCCACGCAGCACCAGTAAACACTTCAATGTCTGTATTATGAATACGTAACATTCCCGTCATTGGATTGTTTGCATTGGGGCCGATGTAAGGTACAGATGTGTTTCCGTTGCTTACGACAACTCCCTGATTTCCCATTAATCCTTTAATCATTTTGTTTTTGCTGGCAATAGATATTGATACAATGCTAGACCACTATCAACTGTGATTTCAGTAGCACCCTGGTCATTGATACGATATTTTTTATCTCCGGGCAAACTAAGAATACTCATTACTTGAGTAACAGGCCATGCCCACTTGCTAGTTAATGTGCCAGTAATATTACTCTGAAAAACAAAGTTACCACTGTGTGTACTAGGATCACCAAAATAGATTTTAAGATCACCATTTTCAAGTTTAGTTACAAAGTTTTGTTCTTCGCTATTAGCACTTGCTTGTTTCTTCAATCGCAAAATACTAGCAACACTAGGTTCAAATTCAACGTTCCATCCATTGCCTTTATAAGCATATTGCTTAACCTTTTCATCAATAATAGACTTAGCCATCAAACGATAATCATTGACAAATGAACCGTCTTTAGTTTCAAAGTGAATACTATCTGGAGTATCAACACCGTCACGATTTACCCGTGTCATTGAAATTTTTGAGTGTTCATCATAGTCATCAAAACTAAGAATAGTTTTAAGTTTACCTAAATTAGGCATACCAAATACACCGATGAATTCGGGATTTGGGTTTTTGAATGTTCCGTTAACAATAACGGTTTTGTCTTCTGCAATAGCAGAAATGTTTGTAGTAGTATCAGTACCTGTTACCTTGATTAGGTCAATAAAACCTAATGCAGAGGTATGCTGAATAATGTCTAGTAATGTATCTTTCATTTTGTGTCCTTTAAGTTATTTAGGAAGATTATCTGTGTATTATAATGGAATATTTTACGAATGTCAAACACTAATTTAACCGATTGAGAATAAATCATCAAAGGTAGATTTAGTATCTGTAACACTACGCAAATCCCAATTCAATACACCTAGTAGATTTTCAATCTTTTCATCTACTAATGTTTGTTCCATTGCCTCATCATCGAAGGGTAATTCTGTGAACCATTTAGGCAATCGTAATTCATCTGTTGGGTACGCTATGCTTGTAAAACCTAGTGGATTAGATTTTAATTTACAAACTACTACCTTCATACCATCAACAATTTTCATACTATAATTATCACTATTGACTCTACGTAAATAGTTGTAATTCAATGCACCACGCACATGTCCGGGCATGTTAGCACGACCAGTACTACTTTTGGCTTCTAGTTCACCATACATAGTAAGTTTATTAACACCTTTCGGTGAGCCTTTTGTCCAACTGTCTTGTTTGCTTAATTCTCGTTTGAATTCTTTGATTTTCTCAACGACTTCTTCACGACCATTACCTTGTTGGATAACCATTTCTAGTACACCCATTAAGAATTCTTGTATGTATTTAGGAGTATCTGCACGTTTCAAATCAAGACCCATAGCCTTAACATCACCTAGCTTACCCTCTTTATCTTTACGCTTACCCTCTTTATCAAAGATATTGATAGCATAGCGTTTCTTTGTAATAAAGATAGCACGGTCACCAATCAGTTCACGACCAGCTTTAATGATCTCACCGTTCTTGCGTGGTGCATGAAATGCTTTCTCCATGAATGATGGGAAACTAGCATTTGCTTCATCTGCAATTGAATCATACAAACCAATACATAGGTCTTTATCCCAAGCTAACTCACCTTTATCAATCTGTGGTTTCAATACACTATATGCACTAAAATAGCAACTATCTGTATCACCATAAACAATTGCCTCGCCATCATGGTTGTATTCACCCGCAACACATTCATTGATTTGGCTCATCATGTGTTTAACAATTTGGCGACCACTTAATGTAACACTTTGACCAATACGTTTATCATAGAAACGACAATGCTCATTCAATAGTGCGCCATATGCAGAGTTAAGCAAAATCTTGCGTACCAGTTGTCGCTTATCCCAATATTCTCTATCAGTTTGGGTCGTTGCTTCTTTTAGTTTCTTCTGCATTTCTTTACGATCACTATACCAGCGAGTAAGTAAACCAGGTACTACACCTTCTTTCTCATATGTAAAGATTGTACCATTAGCACTAAGCATCCAGGGCTTATGACTATCAAATATCATCTTCCATATCTCTGCCGCACTCATATCTTCAACTCTGCCATCTTCAAAATCAACAGTAAGCATAGTGCCACGTTCTTGATTCATAATTGCAGTGTACTCTAACGCACCAAACAAACCTTCCCATAGAATTGCACCAGTAACATCATCATCACCGTCTTTATATCTTTTCTTTTCTTGTGCTAGTCTAAGGCCCTTATCCTTCATGTATTGTTCAGTAAGTGTTTGTCTGATTTGACCAATGATGGTTTCACCTGCCATGTTGAGGGCTCTAATAACCGAGGGGTAGAGCGAGTTAATATCGACTGCTCCGACATATTCGTGCATACCTCTTTTGGGCGTAGCAACATAGGCACCTGCCGCTTGTTGGACATCTTCTTCATTTTCTTTCCTTCGTTTTTTATCAGGGACAACTAAACCTCGTTCATGTGCCTCATTGAAAATTGCCATTTCAATCATAGCTACAGAACCCATTACTGTTGGCAGTAATACTGTATTCTCATGTGCTAGTTGATTAGCTAACTCTAAGAATTTTAATTTGTTGTGAATCTTAACCAACAACATAGTATCCTGACGGTTGTACTCTAAAAACTTTTCCCAGTCCTTGTTATACAATTGGTCAAGCGTACCTTCATATTGTGTTTTGTTTTCACCGACTTCCATTTCACCAATAGCATCCAGTTTATAGCTATGGCGACTTTCATAGTTGTACTTCTTATAAAGTTGCAAATAGTCCATGTGAATACGACCAACTAAGTCATAAGTCATTTCGGACTTGCCAAATCGTTCATATTCTCTTGACTTAGGTAGTTGACCCATTAAACAAAACTTGCGTGTATCGTCTTTACTCATTACACGGGTGACACGATTAACCATATAGGGTATGTCGTATCCTTCTGAGTTCCAACCAGTTAATACATCTGCATCTTCAATCAATTCAAAAAATGTATCAAACATTTCCTTTTCTGTTTTGAAAAGCAATGTATTCTCAAATCTTCGTGTGATTTCCCATGCAGTCTCGTCAGTCATATGCTTTGGGGCAATACACAATGTTATCAATGTTTCTTGCCAATCCAAATACATACTGATTGCAGTTACTGGATTGAATGGATCACTAGTAGGGCTGAAACCTTTTTCTGGATCAAAGTCTACTTCAATGTCAAAGAAACATGTGTGTAGTTTGGGTGCATCGACACCCAAATAGTTTTCGCTTAAGCAACGAAATACGGGATTGATATCACTTTCAAATAATTCTTTGTTACCATGTATTCTACGTTCTTTTTCAAACTCTTGGCGTTTGCGTGTGCTGAATCTACTTACAGGATTACCATAGATACTACGATGCTTACCTTTATTATCGGGATAATAGAATACATAGTTGGCAGGATATTCGTTATAGTGGCGTTTACCGTCACTACCACGTTCTACTACATAGATACGGTCTTCATCTCGGCTGTGTATTGCATCCACGTAACTCAAATTAATTCTCCTAAAGTATATTAACACATTGCGGGCTTGTAGGCGGTGGACCTACGATGTTTAGATATCATTTTGATAACTGTAAATCACAACGTTTTGCCGACGGTAGATAAAATTGTGTTGAGTTCTTCGTGTTCTTTATTTGCTTGTCCCAAACTTGCTTTGTGGGCGATGCGAATTGCCTTTTTAAGTACACTAGGTTTAACTTCTAGTTCTTCTGCAATTGCTTTGATAGTGTCTGTAAGACCACCATTTAATGTGTCAATTTCATGCATTACTGCCATACCCTCATTGACAAGTTGGGTAAGTTTAATCTTCTGATCGCCGTTGAATGTTTTCACATCACTCATAAATACTCCTTGAGAAAGTACTTATTATACATGAAATCGCAAAGAAGTCAAACTTTTTGTGTAAAAATTTACCCAACTATCAACAGTTATAGACGCCCGGGTCCATAACAATTGCACCGTTGCCGTCTGAGTTGTACCAACTACCGCCGCCAGCACCAGCACCACCGTATGGGCTATCCGAACTATGTGATAATCCTATGAATGTTAGTGCTTGTCCTACTGCACTATTATCAATTCCTAATGTAGCATTTCCACTCCCAAGTGATTGAATCAATGCAATACAATCTGAGGTAGTAGTTAAGGGTGCGGATGGTACTGTGATTGTACTTGAAGTTGGATTATATACGTATGCATTTGAAATTACACGCACATCTGTTTGATATCCTACAAACTTTTTATTGTTCTGTGGATTTGGCCAACCATTACCAATAGTTAATGAATTGGCATCGTACACTCTATTATCTGTTTGTGTACCACCACAGCGAACACCGTTAACCCAAACTGCTTCTACGTTACTGTTAGTGGCATCTCTACTTACTGCGATATGATACCAAGTATTTTTTACAAAATTTGTACTAGGTACATATATAGTTTGGCTAAGAAAATATCCATCTACTCTGATATTTGAAGCATTGACTGTTTGGCTACCGTTCCAATAATTGTCATCAAAGTATATAGCTAAGAAATGTGGTTGTCTTGCAGTATCACTTGGACTACCTATGAAAGTACCTACAGTACTAGTAGCACTGTTATCCCATTTAACCCATCCCTCTATAGTGAATGAACGTGTAGTAGTTGGTCTTGCTTTACCAGTAATAAGATTATACGGCCCGGTATATACTGCACCGTTAGTTAGTAGTGCATCTGTTACTGGACTAGTTGCCGGAGCTGCAAATCCGAATGTAATACCTTGACCTATTGTTACGCCTGAATTTATTATTGACATATTATGTTCCTATTGTTATTCCGTTACCGACAGCTATACCCAATAATTCAGGGGACACAAATTGATATGAACTACCAGCTAAAAATTGTCCGCCAGTAATTGTAATAGTTTCATCATTGATGCCGTTACCAACTGCCGTAACTACCCATGTAGGTTGTCCAACTACTGTCCAACTTGGTTGAACATATTGTAGACCCGGTTCAGGATGAGTGTCCCATCCATTTAAGAAGAAAAAGCCGGTTGCACTATTACCTCCTGATACATTTTGTACGGGTGTTGTAGTGAATGGCGCGGGTGAACTTATTGTAATTCCTGACATTTATTTTCCTTATTGAAATATCTCTGGGTGGTCTTTACCGTATATCTTTATATACTTTCCTGCCATCATATCAGCTAATGCTTCAATTGGACTACCAGGATAACTGTCACCATCTTTAATCATATTTAGTTGGTCTTGTCTATGATGCACCAATTCATGGAATATAGTACGGAAAATATCAACTAAGTTTCTATTTTCAATGTATACCCAAATAGAATCACCATGATGCAACCCAGTATGATGACCTTGTTGTGCTTGTTTTGTATTTCTGCTCAATGTAAACTTAGGATATGGTTTTTGCATATTTAGAGTTTTCAT